TACTCGCCCAGGTAGTGGTCGATAGCCAGCACGCCGAAGTCCTCAACCGAACGGTCATAGATGCTGTAGAACTTGGGCTTGAGGAAGCCCAGCATCTTGTCGATCGAGATACCCGGTTTGCTGTCGTAGTCGAATTTCTTCTCGACCCACTCGGGCGTACCCAGGTCGGCCATGCCCAGCGCCTGCGCGCCGCACAGCAGCGTGCGGGTGCCGTCGATGTCGCCAGCAGCGCCCCACTTCTCGCCGTTTGCAGCGCCGGTGGTGTTGAACACCAGTCGGTGCTCGTGGATAACGGCGCCGTCGATGGTGACGGTGCCACCGGTGAACCACGGGCTCTTCGCGCCGTCCTTCTGCGCCAAAGCCACCACGGCACGCTGGTAATCAGGATCCAGCTTCAGCTGCGCCAGAGTCCCCGGCTGCACCAAGATGACGTAGTACTCTTTGCCACCAGCCATCAGCGGCTTGATGTAGTGAGTTTTGGCGTAGGCAACGGCCTTCACGATCATCTTGTAGTTGGCGACGAAGGCCGCAGTGATCGCAGTGGTGTCGCCCGGGATAAGAGAAGAGCCGTTCCACGAACGATGACGCTTGGACGAGGGGGCAGACACGTCGGCGGCAAAAGATAAGTTCGGGAACGGCGAACCGATACGGGGGCGGCCATCGTTGTGATAGGCGTAGGACACACCCGACAGAGTCAGGATCGCCAACTGGTCGCAGCGGTTGCTGAGCCAGTAGGAAAGGCGACTTTTGGCCATCTCGCGGAAGCTGATAACAGTCTTCTGCTCGGCCATCTTGCCTTTGGATTTGACCTGGTGGCTCATGAGGTCGATGTTGATGACCTGCGCGTAGGCCATCATCTCTTCTTCGTTGCCCTCGCGCTGGTCGTCACCGGTGACGCCGTCCTCCACGAGATCCGCAACGAGCTGCATGATGACCTGCTCACCTTTCTCAGTTTTGGTGAGTTCGGTGATGCGCTGGATCATGGCGCCATCGCCTTTGCCCAGGAACTTCTTGATGAACATCCCGTCGCGGGCGGCTTGCCATACGTCACGCGACCAGACGATCTTCTGCTTCGGCGTCAGCCGTGCAAAGTTGGTAACAGCCATAGCTGTTCTCCTTTCGTCGATTGATTTCTATGCGTGGGATGTGTCGCCACCCGAGCGAATACGGACGTTGTTGCGTGTCCGGGACGCTGCAGCTTTACGCCCTGCGCGGCGAGGAACGCTGTGACTCAGCGAGCGAGCACCATGCGGTGCGGTGATAAAGCAGGTGGCCCGAAGGCCACCCAGACGCGGCAGCTACGCGCCGCCGACAAGTTGCAGTTGATGTGACTGAAACCCGTTGTCAAGAAACAAAATCGCCACGCTCCTTGCGCTTGACGGACTCAGGCAGGTTCTCGAACTCTTCTTCGGTCAGGTTCTCCCAATCGATGTCAGAGGCACGCTCACCCAGGCCGCCATCGCGCGGCGGGATCTTCCGGGAGCGCTCGTCATTGCGGCGTAGCTGCTCGGTCGTCGGCTTGGCATCGGGCTTCAGCTTCTTGCCGGCCGGCTTGGCATCGCTATCGCCTGCATCGTCCTTGGAAGCGGCGCCACGACCGGCCACCTTGTCCGCTGCCTTGGTGATCGCCTCGCCGGGGCTCATGCCTTTCTGATGGATGTAGAAGTTGCGCAGTGCGACGACCTCCTCCAGCAGTTCCGGATCATGGCCTTCGACCTCCGGGTTCAGCAGCGTGTATTTGGTCATTGCTGCAGTTGCCGCAGCTTGCACCTCAGTCTGGATGCGCTTCGCTTCCGCCTCAGCCTGACGAGATTCAAACAGCTGCTGAGCCTTCGCCTCTGCGCGGCGCTCAAACTCGGCAGCTTTGGCCGCTTCAATCTCGTCTTCCAACTGCTCGGCCCGCTCTTCGTTGCCCTCATACAAGGCGTCACGCAGCTCCTTGCGCTTGGCCTTGAAGTCGAACGCCGGCGGCTCCTCGTCCTTGTCCTGTTGGGCGTCAGCATCCTTCGGAACACGGCCCCTGGTACGCGCCAGCTCTTCCTCAAGCTGCAGGCGCTCTGCCCGCTCCTTCTTCAGCGCTTCGTTGATCTCGTTGAACCGGGCATGCGGGATCATGGACGGCTTCTTGTCGCCACCCTCGCCGGCCAGATCAGCCAAGTCGTCAGCGTCGAAGTCATCCGCATCCGCATGCGCATCAGCGTCGGCGTCACCGTCGGCGTCACCGTCGGCGTCTTCACCGGGCAGATCGTCATCGTCGTCAGGCAGGTCAGGGTCTACTTCGTCGCCCCGATCTTCGTCCTCTTCAGGGTCGAACTCGTCGTCATCGTCGTACTCTTCCTCCTCTTCCTCCTCCTCGATGTCGAATGCATCCAGCAGCAGGGTTTCCAGCTCTTCAGCGATCATCTCTTGGGTTTTCTTGCTCATGGGTCTGCCCCCTCGGTTGTGATTTACTGCTTGGTCAAGGCCTGCATGTCGGCCATCTTTTGCTTCGCCAGTGCGCGGACCTTCGCCATGCGCTTGGCGTCCTTCTGGATCTTCCTGGCTTCAAGCAACGTGCGCAGATCGTCCTGGGCGCGCCACTCGTCTTCTTCCTTCATCGCTACGGCTTTAAGCTTGTTTGCGCTCATTGCATGGCTCCGTCTGTTTCTGGTGTACGGATGCCCCGAGTCACGCCGGCAGCAGGGTTTGCGGGCGTGAAGGGGTCGGTGTTGGTGGGTACTGATTCGGCTGCGGGGGCGAACTCAGCGGCAGCCCCGTAGCTATCAACGACTGGCGCGCCGTTCTTGTCCTCGAAACCGGCAGAGGCAAGCATCTCGTCTGCCAGCGGGGCGACTGCGGGGTTCTGCGCAACAACCCCGGCCGCCTGCATTGCGCTGTACAACGCCTCAACGGCCTTGTTGACGGCCTCGCTCGCTGTCTTGTCCTTCTTCGCGGCTTCGGTAAGGGTCTGAGCGCGCAGCAGCATTACCTTCGCTTCCAGCAGCGGGTCAGGCTTCTCCTGTGCCTGGCGCTCCATGGCGTCGATCATTTCCTGCTTGTGCGCCAAGTTGGAGTAGCGCAGCACGAACGGCCACGGAATCGGCGCGCCCTTCTCCATCATCTCCATGACCTGCACGAACTGGCTGTTCTCGAAGGTGATTTGCATCGGCTGCTCGGTGACCACCACGTCGTACTCACCCAGCGTCAGGTTGTTGAATATGCCGCTGCCGTCCTCAAACGGCATGTTGACCGGTAGCGACTGCGTGATGGGTCGGCCACGGTCATCTGTCTCGGTGATACGCAAAATGCGTGGCTCGTCGTAGAACGACTGGATGATTTCCAGCATGCGGCCGGCCAGCAGGTGCCGGGTGCGTGCCAAGTTGTCGAGCGGGACGGACAGCTGCTGCTGCGCTGCAAACTGGCGGGACTGGATGGCAATGCCGGACGTTTCCGGGCCGCGCTGCCCCATCATCGCCTCGTTGATGCCGGTAGCCTGCTCCAGCAGCATTGCGCTGCGATCGACAATGCGGTCGAGCCCTTGCGGGATCTGGTTCGGCTGGATCTTGCGCGGCATGTGTTCCTGCTTCGCGTCCTTCTTCATCTCGATGTGAAGGCCGCTCTCCGCGCCGCGCTCTTCCAGCTCGTCAGGCCGCATGTTGTTGATGGTGCCTGCCCAGGTGATCCACCCGGAGTTGGCCGTAGTGTTGATGGTGTGCAGGTACTGGCTGAGCGACTTGTTCAGCATCTGCTGCGGGCCAACAGCGTTGTCGACCAGGCCGCGTGTCAGGCCGCGCCGGAAGAACGGGAAGAACGGCACGATGGTGAAGTGATTGAACGGCGACCAGTCGTCATGCAGGATGTGATTCATCGTGGACACAGTCCAGCGCACACGGCGGATGCGGCGCTTGGTACGAAAGCCACCAGCAGCGATGATGTCGGCAATGCGTTGCTCTGGCATGCCCTCGACCGGGCGGATGTCACCAGTGTCAGTGACAATGCACTCTGCCCGCTCCATGCGCCAATACTGACGGTCGACCACGCGAACGCGCTTGCAGCCATCACCGACGGTCATCTCGCCCAGGCGGTCTACGCCGATATTGGAGCTGTCGCCAAAGCGATTGCGCTCCTCGTCATCGAAGTCGTCGCCGAAGTCCTCCTCGTCAGGTGCCTCTACTTCCAGCTTGGCGCGGGCTTCCTCGCCATAGTTGGCCTCGATTTCGTCGTAGGTCATCCAGCGCAGGACAACGACATCAGACCAGCTGTCCGGGTCGTAGCTCTTGGCATCTGGGTCCGGGATAACGTCCATCGGGTCCAGCGCCTCAACGCTAATCTCGCCCAGCAATGAGTCTTCGTAATCGACCTTGATTTCAAAGTACCCGCGCTGCTGGATCAGCCCGTCGGCGTAGACCTGCGTTTCCTTCCAGTGCAGATCCACGTTGTCACCCACCTGCATCGCTACCTTCGACAGAGTGCCAGCCACGTCATCAGTAGCCTGGCCGTTGCGCGGCTTGAATGCGATGTCCATGCGATTGGCGATCTGGTAGCCCAGAGCCGCGTTCACTTTCGGCAGAATCTGGTTGAACTCGAAGCACGGCTTGCCGGCTTCGAGAAGAGCCTGGCGGTCTTCTTCGCTCCACTGCAGGCCGCCACCGAGGTACATGCCCTCATTCACTCGGGCAATCTTGCAGAACTCACGGTGCCCGCGCTCTCGGCCGTACTCGTAGCGGTGCCAGTTGCGACGTGCAACCGCTCGCTCGTCCCTCTCCATGCTCTCGGTCTTGTCGGTTTCGTCTGTCATGTCAGGCACTCATGGCTGATTTGCGGCGCCGGCTGCGCAGCAGCTTCTCGCGCCAGCTCTCGGTGTGTACGTCGTCTGCCGCCACAGGCTCGGCAAAGGTCAGGGCCAAGGCGTCGCCGTCGTCTGGTGAGCGCCCCAGCTCTTTCTTGATCTTTTCCTTCTCGATCAGCTTCAACTGGCCGTTGGAGCTGTACTTGTCACGGCTGGCGGACGTGAGGTCGCCGTGCAGCTGGTCGTCATCTGGAATGCTCGGAGTGATGTCATCCTCGACCCACTCGGCCATCTCGCCCCACATCTCCGCGCGCTTGTTGAAATACTTACGGTCGTCGTTGGCTCTCGCGCCGAAGTTCACGGCAGTCACCCGATCGCCATAGCCCAGCTCGACCAAGCGGTCGTAGATGCCAGCACCGATGCCACCGATGTCGATGAACATCATGCGAATGGTCTGGTCGTCCTCCAGCATACGCGCGGCGTGGCCAGCAACTGCCATGGTGTCGCGGATGTCGATGCGCTCGATGCCCCACGCCACCCGGCCCTGACGATGAATGAACGTCGAGGTGTCGCCGCCGCGCGCAGGGTCGAGCCCGACAACGTGCGCGCCGATGCGGCGCATGTGCGCTTGGTTATTCTTGCGGGCTTTCTGGACCTTGAGGGTATTGATCAGCGCCTTGTGGCCGACCTTGAGGAACGCCATATCAGGCGTGGCTGGGTACTCTTGGTTGAACCAGTCCACGTCGCCGGTAAAGTCTGTGTCGATCTTCGCCTGCCGCCAGGCCATCTGTTCCATGTCGAGGTCAAAGGCCTCCATGTACTCGATGTCCTCGTCACTCAGCTCGAAGCCGGCAGGAACGTCGCGGCGATAGCCTTTCTCAATGAACCAGGGGATGAACACCGGCATGTAGTCGGACTTGCCGGCCACAGCCATCACCCACATTGAATGGAACTTGTTGCCGAGCCCGTTGGCGGTCGTCTCCATGATCGCCTCGGTACCCAGCTCCAGCGGTAGCGTCTGCCCAAGGCCGGCCATGATCTTCTCGGCGTTCGGCCAGAACGCAACCTCTGACCCATGGAAAAGCTGAACGGTGTCCGACCGGCCGGCGTTCTTTGATCCGGCGGTGGCCACCCGGTAGTCACTGCGCAGGCCACCGAACGCGAGACTCGTGGCGCTGTCGTTCTTGGACTTGGGCTTGAGTGTCGCGTCCCCCAGCTCGTGGTACGTCTTCACCATGCCAAACAGGTTCTGCGTGGCCGAGTCCATGTGCGTGATGATCTGGCAACGTATGCCGAAGCTGGTGGTCACCCGCTTGTAGAAGCGCGCCGCAACGTAGGTAGAACAACCCTGCTGCCGGCCTTTCAGTACCAGGGCGCGCACCCAACCCTTCTCGGCCTTCTGCTTCTCCAGTGCCGCGTGCAGGATGCGCTGGGTATCGTTCCACTCGAACGCAACGATGGCGCCCGACTTCGTGCGGATCTTCAGGTTGATGCGGCAATACAGTTCGTCGTCGCTCAGCACCTGCGCCAGCATCTGATCAGCTGTGCTCATGCTGTCACCCGCGCACGCCAAAGCACCGGGCTGGCCGGTGGCTGGTCATCGATAAGGTGAAAGTGCGTCATGGCGGCCCATCGCTGCATTGATGGGCATGACGCTATGTGACTGAATTAGGGGTGCAACATATCCGTCGCAGGTTGTCAGGGCTGCCCCATCAGCCGCTTCAACCGCTCCTCATAAGTCTCTTCGGCGTTCGTCTCGTCCAGGTTGTAGGCTTGCCGCTCCAGCGGTATCAGGTTCTTCATCGCCGTGGACAGATCCCGGATCACTGCCGCGTGTGTCGGAATGCCAACCGCCTTCAGCATCTTGTTCCGGCGCTGGCTGTTCAGGTCGCCCGCCGTCTCCTCAATGATGGCGTCCTCAATCTCCTCCCGATCGCGCGCCGCTTCCTGCAGCTGGCCCAGCAGCATGCCAACCAGACCATGACCGTATGCGATGTCCTTGCGGTGCCGGGTAATGACGGACAGGTTCGTCTGTACTGCGACTTCAATGTCCTCATGCGTGGGGGCGTTTCCTTTGTTGGAAACACTGTTTCCTTCCGTTTCCTTCGCACCACCATCGCCTGCCGGTTTCGCATTCATGATCAGTGCCGCACGGGTCCGCTCGCGCACCTCCTGGGTGGCGTCCTTTACCCAACCTTCCTTGTTCGCCCGCTTGGAGATGGTGCCCGGCGTGGTGCCGTGCTTCGTGGCCAGTGCGCGCAACGACAGCTGACCCAGCCTGTAGTCTTTCTCGATCGCCTGCCAATCGATGCTTTTACGCTTGGCCATGTTGCTGTTTCACCTCTTCAACCAGCTGCAGAACCTCGGCTTCATCCATGCCATTGCCAGGGAACAAGACCTCAGACAGCCACGACAGCGCCTTTACCCCGTTGTAGCTGCCGTCTTCGTTCCTGGCTGCTTGGTCCAGCGTCTTCGCTTTACGTGGGTCAGCCATCAAACAACCTTCATCGAAGCCTTGCGGGCCTTGATCATCATGCCCCGCTGCTCGTTGATGATTAGGGCCATGATGTTCAGGCTCTCGGCCACAATCTCGTGCATCACGTTCCATGGCGCATTGGCCCTCCCGGTGTTCACCACCTCGTCCGTACCATCAGGCCGGGTGACCAGAATGCTGACCGGCCAGCGCGGGAGCCGGCCACCAACACCCTTCTCCGGCTTGGACATGACCAGGCGGAACGTACCCAACACGTCCGCGTCCTCTTCATGGATGGTCAGCTGCTTTGCCGTGAAGACTTCCGGCACGCTGGCGTCCCGGTACTTCTCGGCGATCTGTTCGATTTGTTCGGGAGTCATTGGGCACCCCGCTTCATCCGCGCCAGCTCGACACCCAAGCGGCGATCGGCTTCAGCCTGGGCCGCTCGCCGGGTTCGCCACAGGTCGGTCTGGCTTGCTGCATACCCGGCAATCAGCGGGTGCATACGATACGGATGCGCGGTACCCGGTTCCGGCTGGGGTTCGCGCTTGCTGGCCACCAGGTACTCGGCAACCCCGTAATGGTTCACCATCTGCCCCGGTACCCGGGTGACGATGAACAGTGTGGTGCCGGCGCGAATTTCCTCCGGCCGGTAGGTCCTGCGCTTCGACATGGTCTGCCCCCTTGTCGCTTATTGAAGTTTCTCGACCGCTTCCGCCAGCCCCTGATGGCGCCTTGCGCACTCGCGGTACATGCCTGCCAGCTCAATATCTGCCAGCACCAGCTCACCCATCTGGATCTGCCCGTCAGTCTGGGTTGGAATTGCCGGCATCGGCTGGCAACGCTGGGTCAGTGACGGATCGACCATCGCCGAACCCTCTGGCTTCGTTGAGCAACTGGCTCCCAGCAGCAGGAACCAGGCAATCAGCGTAAACAGGCACACGGACCACTTCCGTCCGGCCCTGCTGGTAGATGGTGCGGCTCTCAATTCGAATACCTCCGATCGCTTCGGCGGTCTGATCTGCGACTGATGCGGCTGCAGCCCGCGCGGCCTTGTCGACCTGTGTCTGCATGCGCTCTTCGCTCAGCGCGTCGCTGTTGTGCTTCCAGTGCGTGACCATAACGCCGGTACCGAACGAAATGGCCGCGATGATGATCAGTACCAGGCTGTTCATTGCCCCAACCCCTGCAGGCACAACTCACGCTCAGCGGCTCGACGGCGCACCAGCCCGGTCAGTTGCCGACCACCCGCATACACCCAACGGGATAGCTCGTTACAGGCGCCGGCCAGATCGCCTGCCTTAGCCTTTCTCAGCAAAGTTGAGCCGTAGAAGTTGCCGGCGCCCGCGTTAAACACAAACGAGCCAAGAGCGGCCCGCGTGAGGGGCGGCAGGTTTGGCAGCTGACTGTCGACTGCTGCAAGGGCCACCCCGAGATCCTGCGCCAGCAGTTGCTCGCACTCTGCCGCTGTGCGCTGCTGCCCGATCACGGCCGTTGCGGTGTGCCCGTAGCAGACGGTCGGAATACCAACTGGATCGGCATACCCCATCAGCTCCCGGCCCTCGAAATAGCCAACCAGAGCAACGGCAGCGGAGACCGACGCAGCCGCGACCGACTTCTGGACGATGTTCACGACTTGCGCCACTCCTTGAACATTGCCCGGTACTTCGGGACCAGTAAAAGGATCTGCAACACCATGTAGGCAGCTGTCAGCATGTAGGCGACATCAGACCAATTGATCACGCCAGTTGCCCCGGTTGCCGCAACGCCAATGGCCGGTGCGGCCCTAACTGCGGCAACGGCCACATCATTCGCTACCTGCTGACTCATATTTCTCTCCACGGCCGTGCCCTCAAGTGATGGAGAAAACGCTATGTGACTGAATCGCCCTTGCAAGACGGAACCAGTCACATCCACTGAAAAGCCTCCGCCGAAACCAACCGACCAAGGGCAATCCACATGGCAAACATCGACACAATCAGCGACGAGACATTCATGCAGGTCACCGAGGCCATGGGCCTGGCCGGCGAAGTGATGGAACAGCACCAGACTGAAACCCTGCTGGTAGTCACCCTCTGCGAAGAAGGCGATAACGCCATCCTGGGCGGGGATACCTCGCCGGAAGCGCTCGAAAAGCTGCAAAACTTGCTGGATGAGCTGCTGGATCGCGCGGGTACCGACGATGACGGCGAAGTCCTACACATCCACGGCAGCTAACCCATACTCCAACGCTGCATGTAGGTGTTGTGCTTCATCCCCGGCTGCAGGGCGTCGCGCCAGTTATCGCCCCGCAGCCGGCGCATTTTCACCGTCTGCCACTTCAGGCCGCGCTCTGCAGCCCATACCATCGCCGGCTTCGTCACCCCGTCCAGCGTCACCTCTGTCGCTCCCGCGCAAGTAGTCGAACGCTTTGGCGCCCGTGGAATGTGGTCGAAATACAACTCGATCTGCATGCCCTTGCGCTCCTCTGGGGCCGACTCGTTCGGCCGCTTTCGTTTCAGCGGTACAAAGTGCAGGTCAAAGCCAAGCTGCTGCATGGATTTACCTGTCGCCCTTGGTCAGCTCGCGCCAGACCCACTCAGCGGCACAATTCGAACGCGGACGCCTGGCGTCTCCCCGTATCGCTTGCGCTGGTGACCGTCGACGGCCTGGACGTCGTCCTTCCAGACAATCCCGTTGATGCCGTCGTAGATCGCCTTGATGACGTTGTCCTTGTCCGGCTTGGTGGTCGGGAATATCTCGCCGGCCAGCGCCTGGGATTTCCGCTTTTTCGACCACGATTGAGGGATCTGGACGGTTATTTCCATCTCGACCATAACCGGCCCGGTGATCAGCTCCCTGCCCTGCATCGCTTGCTGCGCCGCCATGGCAACCAATCCTTCGTAGTTCACCGTCTTCTCTGGTGTGAACAAACGGGCATGAGTACCGATCTTGCCAACGCGCGGCCTTCCCTTTCCGACCGGTTGACCGGGCACAACAAACGTCACAGCTCGCATCTGGTTACTCCTCTGGTATCGGGAAGCGCAGCAAGAATGCTCAGCACTGGATCTGGCAGAACAAAGCCCTTGGCAGCCAGAATCTCAGCGCAGTGGCGCAGCAGTTCCAGCTGACTCCCGTATTGCTGTTCAAAGCGGAACTTGTTGATGTGCACGGCGATGGCGTTACCGCCGGTACCCTGGTGATGCGGCGCGCAGAGCGGAAGCACCAGCCAATGGGCATCGGGCTTTGTGCGGCCGTCGATGTGATGGATACTGACGTGGTGGTTCACTCGGCCATCCTTGCGGCAGGCGATGCAGCCAACCACGCTGGCCAGCCTGTCGTGATAGCCCTTCTCTGCCTTGCTGGGTGCTTTGCCCTTCATGCAGCGGCCCTCCACTGCTCCGGAACGCTCTTCGGGTTGACCGTCCAGCGAACCCCGTGCTCTGCAGCAAAGGCCTGCATCACCTCGATCAGATCCTGCATCTGGGAAATGGTCATCTTGCTGGTGCGCCGTCCCAGTAGAACCATTCCACCATTGACGCCCTGGGCAACGCGCAACTCCTGAGTCAGCGCCGCGGTAAGAATGTCCTTCCACTCTTCCGGCTCCAGGTACTGCAGGCGACCATCGACAATCCACTGTTTCTGCTCCGCGATGTCGGTCAACATCGCCCACATCTTGGCGTTCTGCTCCAGTGTGCGTTTGGACTTCACGGTCCTGACGATTACCTCAACCGCGTTTCCGGCCGCCAGCTCGACGGCGAACAGATATGCCAGGCGAAACACCTCGCGCACCCGGTCGGCGGACTTGACGTAGAAGTGGCGCTTAACGACTTCACCCACAGCTCACCCCCTTAACCCGCTCAACACCAAACCGCGCGTGACAGTCAGCCGTGACGGTTTCCAGTGTCACCGGCTGCGGATAGATCGCGCTTCCGCACTTGCCATCGATCAACGTGAAACGGAATAAGCGGCTCATTCCGGCAGCCCCACGATGATTGCCAGGATCAGCAGGGCCAGCAGAAGCCAGCGGGTGGCGGCGTATCGGTCTGCCTGCTTGTCGTCGCTCATGCATCCACCAAACAGCCATGGCGCTCTTGCTTCCGCGCCCGGCCTCGCTCAAGGGTCAATGGGTCTCGGCTTGATACAACCC